GCACAAGACCCAATTATATGGGGTACAGTGCCTGGTAAAATTGCATCAGTTGATGGTAATAAAAGATCTGGCCGTGGACAAGAAGTGCCTGGAGCACTAAAGGAACAAACCGCTGCACAGTCTAGTGGGGCACCAACTCAAAATGATGGCACTGCATCATATGGTACTGGGGCAACAGATGCAACCCCTCAGCAACTTTCCAGTGCAGCAAGTTCCGAATTGGTTGACTTTCTTAAACAACAAGAAGGGTTTTCTGGAAAGGCGTTTTGGGATCATAAACAATATTCTATTGGGTATGGTACTTTGGCGAATTCACCAAATGAAGTGATTGATGAAGCAGAAGCAACCAGAAGGCTTGAATCAAACATTGCAAGATTTCGTAGTGAAGTAGTAAACAGAAAAAATAGGTGGGGGTATGACTGGAATGATAGACAAATAGATGCATTAACATCTTTTGCGTATAATCTAGGGCCAGGCGCATTGGATACATTGACTGCAAATGGTACAAGAGATAATGCAACTATTGCTAATAAAATTCTTTTATATAATAAAGCATCTGGACAAGTTTTGCCTGGATTATCTAGACGCAGACAACAAGAACAGGCCATGTTTAACGCTGGTGGATCAAACTCTGCACCAAATGCAGCACTGTCGCCAGAGAATGTCGCTGACCAAACAATACAACGAGAGCAGGGAGCTCAACAGCAGACCGTACAACCATCAACAACAGAAGCTGTGTCATCTGGCGCCCCGTCTGGCGGGTCTGGCGGGGGTGGTACTGCACTGACATCAGACCTACCACAAGAGGCAACGCAACAAGAATCTGATAAAACGGAGATAGTAGAAAATAAATCACAAGTAACTGAAAATGATAGTTTTTCAGAACCTGCATCCCCTGCGGCTCCAACATATCCATATAACACTGCGACATATACTAGGTCTGGACATTTAATTGAATATGATGATACCCCAGGCGCCGAAAGAATACACACATATCATCGTAGTGGGTCATTTGAAGAATATCATCCAAATGGAGATAAAGTAAATAGAACAGTTGGGGCAAATTATGATATTGTACATGGAGATAAAAACATTCATGTAAAAGGGAATCTGAATATTGTAGTTGATGGTTATTGGCAAGTGGTTGTTGGTCAAACTGCAGTTATTGGAGCAGGCAGTACTATCGACACAAAGAGTGGTGGTAATACAACTATTAAAGCGCCAAAAGTAGATCTAAATCCATAGAGGTAAAAAATGGCAGAAACAAATTTTAATACATCAACAGCCACAACATCTGCAGAAAACAGATTAGGGAAACTGGATTCTAAAATAGATCAGTATGTAGATATTGATCTTAAACTGAATTTAAATCCTGTTACAAAAGATATCACAAGAAAAAAAGATATTTCTGCATTAAATCAGTCTCTGCGTAATTTACTTCTAACAAACTTTTTCGATAGGAAATTTAACCCACAGTTTGGTGGAAATTTATACAAAAATTTATTTGAGCCAGCCGATCCAATTAGTTTAATAAATATGAGTAAAGATATCAGAGATATTTTGGAAAGAAATGAAAAAAGAATTATTGTACTAGATGTGAGTGTTGAAAATGATGTCAGAGATGAAAATAACATTATCATAACAATTGTTTATACTTTACCTGCATTCGGCCAAGAAGTATCGACACAATTTAGTATAGAGAGAGTCCGATAAATGTCAAAAACTATAGAAATTACAGAGTTAGATTTTAGTAATATTAAAGCAAGTATTATTAATTATATGAAAAAGGATAGTACCTTTAAGGACTATGACTTTGAGGCATCTGGGCTTAATACTTTAATCGATCTTCTTGCAACGAATACTCATATCAATTCATATTATCTGAATATGTTAACAAATGAAATGTTCTTAGATACTGCCAGAATTAGAGAAAATGTTGTGTCAAAGGCAAAATTGTTAAATTATACACCACGCTCTTATAGATCTTCTCAGGCCGTTGTTTCTTTAGAACTTGTTGGTAATAGAAAATATTCAAATGCAAATGTTTATGATACAGTAAGAATTAATAGGGGTGTAGTTTTTTCTGCACAACTTGATGGTGCAGAATATTTATTTGTCCCAAAATCAACTAGACTTGTAGAAAAAACTACAGCAATTCAAAATAGTGATGGTACTTGGTCAAATGTATATAGAATTGATGATTTAGTAATTATACAAGGTACAGAAGTTGAAGAAGAATATGTTGTTGATACATCAAACCCAGAACAAAGATTTATTTTGTCAAATAAAAATGTAGATACAACAACTCTACGAGTTTTTGTTCAACCTGATCCACAAGATGATTTAGTGTTAGAATACAAACCTTCCCGTGATAATATGAGATTGGAATCTACTTCTGAAGTATTTTTCTTACAAGAAGGTAAAAATGAAAAATATGAAGTGTTCTTTGGTGACGGAATTTTAGGTAGTGAAGTTGATAGTGGTGAAGTTGTAATTTTGAGATATATTGTTACCAAAGGTTCGATTGCAAATGGGATTGCACAATTTTCTATTAAAGAAAATAATGAGAGAGACAATTATAAAATTACGAGCATAAATGTTGAAAGTCCATCATATGGTGGTGCAGAAAAAGAATCTATTAGTTCTATTAAATTCAATGCTCCAAGAAATTTTGAAAATCAAAAGCGTGCAGTTACAATTAGAGATTATAAGTCATTGATACCACAAATTCTGCCTACAACATCTTCTGTAAATGTCTGGGGGGGTGAAGATAATATTCCTGCACAGTTTGGAAAAGTTTTTATTGCAATTAGACCAAATAATGGTTATTTTCTTTCTGATTATGAAAAGGAAAATATAAAATCTATACTTAGAAAAGATTATTCGGTTGTTAGTATTTTACCAGATATTGTAGACCCAGATTATACTAGAATTAAGATTAAAACCATTGTCAAGTGGGACAATGAATCTACAGTATTAACTGCAGACGAGTTAAAGGCAAAAGTGTTAAACACTATTCAAAATTATAGTGACCAATACTTAAATGAATTTGATAGTTATTTTAGATATTCAAATTTTGTGTATAAAATTGATGAGACAGATCAGGCCATTTCTAATAATGTAACATATATTACTATGATTAATGAGCGTAGAGTTATATTCCAGTCAAAGGCACCATATCAATTTAATTTTAACAATGAAATTAAAAAGGGCACTCTAAAGTCTGTTGGATTTCAAGTAGAAGGGGCAAATAATTATTGGTATTTAGAAGAAGATACTTCTTATAATGGAAACTTAAAATTCTATTCTTTTGATAACACAGGAAAGAAAATATACGCCCCATATATTACTGGGAGAGTAAATTATTTGAATGGAATTGTAAATATAAATGATATTGTTGTCACCAACATCGAGACAGGGTTATCTGATTGGTTGCGATTAGAAGCAGAACCAGTTTCTTTTGATATTTTCCCAAGAAGAAATCAAATTTTGTTTATTGATAAAAATGATGTAACTGTAACAATGGATGCAGATACTGACGATTATAATAATAACTATGATATTTCTTCACAAAATGTTACTATTATTAGACAAAGGTAATTAAATGTCCACAGATAATTATAGAGAAATTGCAACAAATATTCGTAATCAATTACCCTTTTATATCCAACAAGGGGATTATGAAAATTTTGTAAGATTTTTAGAGTTATATTATGAGTGGATGGCTGAGCCCGGCAATCCAGTAGATGTTGGGGCGAAATTACTAGACTATACAAACATTGATGAAACTTTAGATATATTTGTTGATGAATTTAAAACTTTATTGGCGGACTCTTTCCCCAATTCAGTCAAAATAAAGAATAAAAATCAAGTTAACAGTGAGTTAGCTGCGTTATTTGGCGTATCAAATCTTGAAAATGAAAAATTTGAAACAGATGATTACATTGCAAACGGAGTTACTTCTGCATTTGCAATGTCATATAGAGAACCTTCTTTTTATGAAGGGAAAAATGTTTCGGTTAGAGTCGTAGAATTAAAAGTATATGCAAACCCAATTACGGGCCCATATACAGAAGAATCAGATATTACTAGAACTACAGAAAATGCAGAACAGATTTTTGCATCTTTATCTTTTCCAGAAGACTTTGTTGAATTACAACAAGATACAGACTATACTATAAACGAAGACAGAATTATC